CTCGGGGTGCGTCGATGACGCGGGAGATCACGATCTCGCGCTCGGCTGTCGCGGACTGCGCCGGCGTGTCCATCAGCTACTCCTCCTGTGCTGCCTGTTTGAGGTCAGCCACGTAGGCCGCCAGCCGATCGATCAGGAAGTGCTCGCGCGCATCTACGTCGAGGCTGACCCCACCAACAAAGGTTCGACCGCAGGTGTGCGTTCGGGCGCATACGATCTGGGCGCAGTGGGTGCTCCGGTCCTTGTCACTTCCGCCAATATGTGGGAAGTGCTGACGCGGTTACAGGCCGTGTTGCGCGAGCAGTGCCTGCCGATGGATGACATCTTTCTGGTGCTGCCGGATAAAGCGCTGCCGGTGTTGATGAATTCGCCGATGCTGAATGCGAATGCCGGGCTGGGCGGGGCATGCTGCACCATTGCGCAGGACATCATCCTCAACGGCAAGGTGCCGCAGAAGATCGCCGGGTTCGACATCTACTTTTCGCACAACGTCACATCAGTGATAGACGGGGCCAACACGGTGTTCCAAGTCGTCGCTGGCTGGCGTGGTGCGACGGCATTCGCGATGCAGATCGAGGACACGCGCATCATCGACAACGACAAGGACTCGTGGGACGTGTTTTTGCAAGGAATGTCCGTCTACGGGTACAAGACGATTCAGCCAGAAGGCGTTGCTGCCCTCTACGCGAAATTCAGCTAACCCTTCAGGAGATAGCAATGCCTACGGATTTCAGTCTGTATCAAGGCGGTTCTGGTGGCGCAGCCGGCCAACAGATCTACCAAAGCAGCAACCCTACGGCCAACCCGGTCAAGGGTTACGCCGATCATCAACGTCGCCGCTCGTATCACGTTACACGGCAACTGAACTACGGCACCACGGTGCCGCAGGGCGGGCTGGACGTGCAAGTGAAGCACGGCGACTGGCAGTGGTATCAGAAATATCTTGCGGATGGTGGTGCAGACGTTGCTGCCGGTGATCACCTGAACATCATCCTGTTGCCGAAGAATACCCGGCTCGAATTCGTCTATGCGTGGGTGATTCGCGCAACGACAGTGGCGGGTCTGACGTTCGATCTGGTGGTGCGTACGGCGGCGGGGGTCGATACGGCGGTTACCGGGATGACTGGGCTGGGTGCAACTGCAGCTAACCCGGTGGCTACGGCCCGGCTGGATCAGAATATCGTCAACACATCGGAAGCGTCGTTTATTTCGATGAAGATCCTGACGGTGCCGGCGACGGGTCAGAAGCTCGCCGGATTGCAGTTGATGGTGACGGCCGATGTGGTCGATTGGGGCCAATTCGATTTCAACGGTAACGCGTAAGGTAGCGCTTCGGTTGGTTGGGTAGCGACTTACAGGGACCTTCGGGTCCCTGTCTTTTACGAGGTAGCCGATGGTACAACATACACAACCACCCCAATCAGAACAGGCATACGTGACCGATGGCCATCACGTGTATCACTACAACGAGCATCTGGCCGAACTGGTGGCGCGCGGCGATCTGAAATATTGCGATCGACCGTTGTTGCCCCCGGCGCGCAAGAAAGGTCCGCCGAATGAGCCGATCATGCAGGAAGTGCAGAATGATCTTGCCGGTGGGATAGAGGATAACGACGAGGACAGCGATGGAAAATCAGCATCGTGAGATCAAGGGTTATCGTGAACTCAATGCAGAAGAAATTGCACTGATGAACGAGATCAAGGCATATGGGGTGGAACTCGGCGCGCTGGTCGAAAAGTTGCGCGTGCGGGGGGGTGTCGATCCGCGCTGGGTCAGCATTGGTGAGACGCATTTGCAACAGGGGCTGATGGCGCTCACGCGCTCCGTGGCCAAGCCGACCTTCTTCTGATCATGCTTGCTTCCGACCTCCTGCACGCGTGTGCCCACGAACTGAACGATCTCGAACCGGGATCGGAATACGTACGCTTTCCGCAGGCGGAACTGATCGAGTATCTGAACGAAGCGTTGGCCCAGCTTGCGGTGCTGAAGCCGACGTTGTTTCGCACCATCACCACACTGACACTGGGACCCGGTGCACAACAGAAGCTGCCCGAGCACATTGAAACACTCGAAGACATTGTGTTCAACCTGAACGCCGATGGTTCGCTGGGTGCGCCGGTGTTACCCGGCGCGTTCGAACTCGAACGCACCTACGGTAAAGGCGTATGTCCGAGCAACGACGGCTACGCTGTGCGTTCGTACGCAGTGCTGCCTTCGACCGACGGCTATTTTTACATCGATCCCCCCGTGCCGCCGGGGACGACAGTGCGGGTGCAGGCGGTAGTGCAGGTCGCGCCCCAAGTGATCACTACGTTCGACACGCCGATCGATCTACCCAGTGCATCGCCGTTGACCTACCGTAACGCGTTCAAGGACTGGGTGCTGTATCGCGCGTTTGCAAAGGATACCGAGTCGCAGACGTCGGCCGGAAATTCGCAGGCGCACTTCAAGGCGTTCTACCAAGCGATCACGACGCTACCGCGCACCAAGATGGGGATTCCAACGGCTAAAGCGGAGGCGGTCAATGCCCCACCTACTGGCTGATTTCATTCCACTGACGCTGGGTTTGCGTGGCTTGGTTGGCGTACCCCCGGCAATCGCCGAGGAAGCGGTTCGACAGGCAGCCATCGATCTGTGTGATCGCGGTGCAGTGTGGGAATTCCGGCTGACCCTGCAAACGCAGCCCCGCGTGCACCAGTACCCCCTGCTGATCCCTGAAGCATCTAACGTGACCGGCATCAAGTCGGTGACCATCAACGGCGAAATCTATTGGCCCGATCTGCTGGGTGCCCGCATGTGTGGCTGCGGCGGGCGTTCATTCGTACTGCATGGACTGCGCGCGATCCACGTCTATCCGGTGCCCGACGAGGACGATCCAGCTTATGCCGACATCGAGTTGTGGCTGAAGCCGAAGCAGGATGCGTGCGAGCTACCGAATCTGCTGTACGACGAATATGCCGATGTAGTCGCCAACGGAGCAGCATCGCGGTTGTTCGCTATGCCCAAGCAGGATTGGACCAACGCCGGATTGACGCAGCGCTATGCGCTGATGTTTCAGAACGACATCACGCGTGCCAAGAACAAGCGTGTGCTAGGGCGCACTGCAGGGCCGCTGATGATGCGTGGAGGCTACTTCTGATGCTGCCCTGTCTCGACGACACTGATTGGTGCGGTCCGCAGTTAGCACCCGAGTCATGTTGCAAGCGCCGCCGCTACAGTGGTTGCGATTGGATCGAGCTTTCGCCGGGAACTGCGAAGGTATTTGTACGCATGCTGCAGAGCGAGCAGACTCCGCGGCAGTTCATCGCGAACCAGACGCCGGTCAAGATCAAGATGTACCGCGAGGGCGTCAACTGCTTGGTCGCGGAGTACGGCGCATGGCAACGCGATTTGCACGGCTATGTCGGCTTCTACTTCGATGATGTACTCCTTGCGCAGTGTGCGGGCTATTACGTCGGTGATGTTTTTCTCGGCTGTGATTACTGCTTTTCGCTCAAGTTTCGTTTGGCACCGTGCGAGATCATTGCCGACGATTGTCGAGTCGAGAATCAGGTCGAGACGTGCGGGCGTGAGGTCTGTGCCATCTATCCCGCGATCGGCGAGGGCACGATCGGTGGTGTGGATTGCTCGCTATCGCCCCCCGGCGGCTCATGCGATGACCCATGTGGTGCAGCGCCACCATTCTTCGACGACAGCAATCCGGGTGACTTCGAATTCGATCCGTGTCAGGCGGGGTGTTCGCCGTTGATCCCCGTTATCCATCCAGTCGCCGGAATCGTGGTCGGCGGATATTAGGGAGACAGCAATGCTGAACTTCGCCAATTTCATCCGGACCACGTTGCGCGCGCCGGCTACGCCAACGGATACGGTACTGCAGCTTGAGAGCGGATCGGGGGCGATGTTCTCGATTCCATCCGGCGACTACTGTTACCTGACCGTGAATGACAGTGCGACGGTCGAGATCATGAAGTACACCTCGATTGGTCCGGTGATCGACGACACCATTCCGGTCATGCGCGGACAGGACGGCACCACAGCAAAGGCGTTCCCGGCCGGGTCCTGCGTGCAGATCGCGTGGAATAAGAAGCAGGTCGCGGACTTCGTGACCCAGCTTTACAACGAAATGTTCGACGCGGCGTTGCTGGGATCGGACACGATTCAGGTTACTACGGAACCGACTGCGCCGCCGCCCGGTGGCGTGTACTACGCGGTGCGCGTCGATACGCACCAGATGTGGTACTGGGATGTGAACACGCCGGCATGGATCGAGATCGGCAACATCAGCAATGGCATCGTGGTAGTCAGCACGACACCGACTGCGGAACCGGCACCGAATGTGCGCTTCGCGATCAACACCGCGGA